AAAAACACGGATGCCCGGCACCACGATTCAGGAGACGCACCACTACGGCAACGGCAACGGCGGGAACACTGGGCTGTCGGACTATCTCGCCAAGTTCAAGGGCGGCGAGGCAGCCGGCGCCAACCTCCGCAATGTCTGGACCCTCGGCCCTGCCGCCTTCAAAGAAAGCCACTTCGCCACGTTCCCGCCGGAGATCCCGCGCCGCTGCATCCTGGCCGGCACCAGCGAGAAGGGCGCGTGCCCGGCGTGCGGGGCGCCGTGGGTGCGGATCTCGAAGCCGACACCGGAGTACCAGGCTACGCTAGATCGCCTGAAGTCAGATCCAGCGTGGAAGGGCGCGCGGCGGGCGGAGGCTATCGCGATTGGCAACGCTTTCGGATCGCGAGCAACGAGAGAATCGGCAAGCTACCAGACCCTCGGCTGGGCGCCCTCCTGTCAGTGCGACGCCGGCGACCCGGTGTCCTGCGTCGTCCTGGACCCATTCCTCGGCAGTGGCACCACCGCGCTCGTCGCCGACCGACTCGGCCGGGACTGCATCGGCATCGAGCTAAACGAGGAGTACGCCGAGATGGCACGGAAGAGGATCGAGCAGGACGCGGGCTCGCTGTTCGGAGATCCAGTCTCCGTGGAAGCGCCGGCACAGCTTGACCTGTTCGTGGAGGTGGCCGGATGAGAGGCCGTATTCAGATTGGCGACGTCGTCACCGGCCCAGCCGGCGGCGAGCAGTGGACCGTGACCGCCGTCCGTGGCCCAAAGATCGAAGTCATGCGCGATCACACCGACTCCCGAGGTGTCAACTGGATCGAACGGCGAGAAGTCTTCAGGCGGGACTGCCGAGTCGTCGGCATCCAGGAGCCCCTGGGCCTGTTCACGGAGACGGGCCTATGACCGCAGATGCCCCAAGAACGCCGCTCAAGCCCTCTACAGCCGTTTCTCTCAGGAAAACGGGTAGAGTGGCACCCCGCGTCAATCCGGCCGAATCTAAACCGATTCAGCAGACTGAGCGGGCGTTCCAGGCATCTGTCATCCGGTACGCCGAGCTGATGGGCTGGACGTGCCACCACCACTACGACTCGCGGCGGTCATCCCCTGGTCTGCCGGACTTGCTACTCGTCCGCCGACCCCGCGTCGTCTGGGCAGAACTCAAGAGCGAACGCGGCCGGCTCACTCCAGACCAGCGCGCCTGGATCGAAGAACTGCGAGCCTGCGGCCAGGAAGTGTTTCTTTGGAGACCTTCAGACTGGGAGAAAATCGAACGTGTGCTTAGGTGACGTGTTTCCAGATGGCGCCTCTCTTGATGGCTCCAATAAGGCTGATGCTGACACCGAAGCGGTCTGCCAGGATCTTTTGGGTCTCGCCGGCCGCGCGGATCGTGCGCACGTCGTCTTCGGTAAGCTGCGCGCGGGGGTGGATCTCTCCGATCATCGGGCCAACGTGGGCGCCGGCTGCCCTTCGAGCGCGTTCCTTCCGCTCCTTCCCCTGAGCATTACGGCACGTTCGGCACCGGCGGGCTCCGGTCTTGGCGTCAATAATCAGGTTCTCTCCGCTGAGAGGATGACCGCCCGGGCACTCGGTGATAGCAGCCTTGGCCCTGCGAACGTTCTCGGCGTGGGTAACGGGCTCAAGGTGCCGCTCGTAGTTGACGCAATGACGGATTCGACAGAGATGGTCCAGGTCCGGCGTTTCCCTGGGCACTGGGCCGACGCCGAGCTGGTACGCGATGACGTGGACCTTCTGCATCCTGTGGCCCCGCTTCAAGTGAGCGTAGCCGTCTTCCCTGAGCGGGCCAGTCCATACCCAGCACGGGCCGAGGTCTGGACGGTGCGGCGGGATGGGGCCATTCAGGTCGACTCTGGCCCAGAAGAGGGGGTCGCGCGAGATGTCGATGCTCATGCGGGAGTATACCATTTCTGGCGCCCGGCCATGTGGCAGGACGTCGAGAGAATCCTGCGATGAAGACCCAGGAATACGCGCCAGACCGGCGCGGCTACCGAAACCCCGCCCATACGCAGGGGATGGCGGGGCTCTGCAATTGCAGTACCTGCTATCAGCGGCGCTGGTGGACCCCAGAGCGGCGGTCGGCGCGAGCTGCGGCGATGCGCCAGCAGTGGGCGAGCGGCCGGCGGGATGGTCAGCCGCACTCGAACGTCCGGCGCGCGTCACACTGGACGCCGGAGCAGGACGCCTCCTTGCGATCGCTTGCCGGGAAGCACGATCTGCCGGAACTTGCGGCGCTGATGAGCGCACTGTTCCACGTACCACGTACCACCCAGGCGATTCACCGACGGTGTCAGCGGCTCGGTATCTCCAGGCTACAACTTCGCCCGTACACTACGAGCGAAGTGGCGCGGATGTTGGGGATGGGCATAACAACCTTCCGCACCCGCATCGTCCTCCCCGGCCTCCTCCAGTTCGTATGGTGGCGCGGCGGCAGCGCCGGGACGCGCGTCTACCGTCGTGCCGATCTTGAGCGATTCATACGCCTGCACCCCGGTAGCTACGACCCAGAGCGTATCCGAGACTCGCAACTTTCAGTGCTGGCGCGCGCGGTGACACGCGGTCGACTGCGGACTGGCTGAGCAACTTCATGCACTGGGACCACTTTGGGAGTAAGATGGTGGAAACGACGGGACCACTTGGTTTTCAACATTTCAAGAACGGAGCCTGAACGTGGGACACGGCGGCGCTAGGCCAGGATCAGGCCGGAAGCGAACGCGCCCCTATCCGGCTATGCCCGGCTCGCCGGTGCAGACTGCACAGCAGAAACTCCATGACGCCCTCCCCGACCTCGTCGACCGCGCTATCGCTCTCGCCAAAGAGGGGAACTACAAGATGCTGGTCTACTGCATCGACCGCGTTCTGGGCTCGCCCGTCAAGACCATCGCCATCGAGGACGAAGCGCGCCGTATTGCCGAGGCTAGAGGCCTCGACCCCGACCGCGTCGTGCATCTCTTTGAAGACCTCAAACGGCGGGCCTCGTGATCATTGCTGACGAGCTGGTCGCCCTTTACCAGGCGCTCGACCTCGCTGAGGCCGAGCGCCATCAGGCCGACCCCGACCTGTCCCTGCTCTCGCCGCTCCAGTGGGCCGAGCAGAACGCCACCATCGTCCTCCCGACCGAAGGCCGCATGCCATTCAGCCCCTATCCGTACCAGCGCGAACTGCTCGACGACCGATCCCTGCGCCGGGTCGTCCTCAAGGCCAGGCAGACCGGGATGAGCAACGTCATCGCCATCGAAGCCCTCCACCTCGCCATCACCCGCCCAGATTCGACCATCCTGTTTGTCTCCAGGAACCAGCAGGCAGCCCGGGTGCTGATCACCTACGCCCAACACACGCTGAGTGGGTTACGCCAGATCCCCGAGCTGACCAACGAGACGCAGAGCGAACTGGCATTCCCGAACGGCTCGCGCATCATCAGCCTGCCAGCCACAGCCAGCACCGGACGAGGCTTCGCTGCCACCCGCGTCTACCTCGATGAGTTCGCCTTCTGCGCCTACGATGGGCTGATCTATGAAAGCATCGTCGGTACGGTCTCGACGGGTGGTGACCTGACCGTCCTCTCTACTGCCAACGGCCGTAACAACGTCTTCTTCCGTCTCTGGTCCGGGGTCGAGGGCGGGCACTGGTCGAAGCACCGTATTCACTGGTCGGACTGCCCGCGCTACACCGAGGCCTGGGCCGAGCGCACCCGGGCCGGCATGACGAGACAAGCGTTTGCGCAGGAATACGACCTCGACTTCCTGACCTCGGGCGACGCGGTCTTCGATCCTGCCGACCTGGCCCGGTGCGGCGATGACTGGTCGGATCACACCGCGCACTGCACGCAGTTCGTGACGGCCTGGGACATCGGCCGCAGGCAGGATCACACGGTCGGGCTCACGCTCGGGCTCCGGGATGATGCCTGGCACGTCGTCGCCTTCGAGCGGTTCCTAGCCCCGTACCCCGTCATTCAGAGCAGGATCGAGCAACGCGCCCGTACCTACCCTGGCCGGCATGTCGTGGAGTCCAACGGCGTCGGCGATCCTGTCATCGAGAACCTGAGTTGCCGCGTCGAACCGTTCACCACGACCGCGAAGACCAAAGTACAGGCGATCCAGGCGTTGCAGCTGCTGATCCAGCAGCGACGCTTCAAGCATGCCGAGCCACAGCTCGCGAACGAACTGAGCGTCTACGAATGGAACGATGCCGGCATCGTCCAGGACAGCGTGATGGCCGCGTCGATTGCCGCGTTCACGGTCCAGAAGCCGGCGAGAGCCGCATACGTGTACTGAGAGGGGGTGATCCTGTGGGCATCTTCGATTGGCTCGGGCCGCTGAACGCCGGGAGTAATAAATCGCGCGGCTGGGGCGACTTGCCGTCATCAGTAATAAAATTGCCCGAGACGAAAGCATCCTGGACGATTGACGATTACCGCGCTGTCATCGTCTCGCCGCTGGTGCACGGCCCGGGTGCTACCGATCTCCTGGCCGGCGCCTACGGGGCTGCTGCCAACAGCGCGGTGTTCGCCTGCCTGACGGCCATCGCCTCAGCCTACGTCGAGGCGCCGCTCACGGTCTACCGACAGATGAGTCCGAAGGACCGAGAGCCACAGTTCGACAGCCCGCTTCAATCATTGCTCGACTACCCGAATCCGGCGCTCGATATGCTGGAAATCATGGGCTGGGTGCAGTGCGCCAAGCACGTCGACGGGAACGCCTACCTGCGGAAGATGCGCGCCGGCAACGACCTGACCGGCAACGTCGTCGAGCTGTGGCCGATCAGCCCGAGCAGGCTTGAGCCACGGACGATCCGCGATTCTGGCGACTTCATCAGCTTCTATCGCTACTACATCCGACCGGGCGTCTACGAGGACATCCCGACCGAAAACATCATTCACTTTCGGATGGGCCTCGACGACAAGGATCATCGGCTCGGCATCTCCCCGTTGAAGCGACTGGTCCGCGAGGTTAGCAGCGACGACCAGGCCACCAGATACGCCGACCGCCTACTGGCGAACCTCGCCATTAATGGCCTGAGCATGGAGTTCGACAAGGACACCGGCCCGATTGATCGGGCGACCGCCGACGAGATGAAATCCAGGATTCAATCGGCCTACTCGGGCGACAACGTCGGCGCCGTCTCGGTGCTCAGCCCTGGCGCCAAGCTCGTGCAGCATGGATTCTCGCCTGAGCAGATGGACCTCAAGGTCTTGCACCGGGTGCCAGAGGAGCGTATCTCTGCCGTGTTGCAGGTACCTGCCATCGTCGCCGGTCTCGGCGCTGGCCTTGACCGCTCGACGTTCGCCAACTACGAAGAGGCGAATCAGTCATTTATCGAGAAAACGATCCTGTCTCTCTACCGTGCCGACGACAAGAAGCTAACCCATAGCCTCGCGGTCGACTTCACATCGGACCGCAAGATCAGCATTGCCCACGACATCACTCAGATGCGCGCCTTGCAGGACGACGAGGACAAGAAGGCGACGCGGCTGGCTGCTTACGTCGCTGCCGGCATCCTCGATGTCAACGAGGCGCGTGCCGAGATCGGCCGGGAGCCTCGCGCTCCGTCGCCCCCGGCAGACGCAGCGGCTCCGGCGCTTCCGTCCTCCCCTCCGGAAGCGCGGAGCCGGCCGCGCATCCTCACCCTGCCGAATCGGGAACTCAAGAGTCCGGACGACCTGCCCGGCCTGTTCGGGCGCCTCAAGGACAACCTGGAGCCCGACTGGTTCTCGGAGATCGAATCGTTCCTGACCGCACAACTCAGGAGGGTCAATGCTCGACTCCGTGCTGGCGGCGATACGGCGGAGGGACTGGTCGCCGAGGGCGAGGCACAACTGCTCGGTGAGACACTTACCCCTCTCCAGACCGCCCTGTTGTCCGACGTGTCACGCCTTGTGGTCGCGGAGCTGGCGGTGGCTTTCGATCTGGACGACGCGGCATCTCGCGCATACCTGCGAGATGCCGGTTCCAACATTGTTGGCATCACCGAGACGACGCGCGACGCGGTCAGAGCCGCCCTCATCGAGGGCCAGCAGGCCGGCGAGGGAATCCCCCAACTCGCCGCCCGCCTCCAGCAACTCCCCGCCTTCAACCGCGCTCGCGCCATCACCGTTAGTCGAACTGAACTCGGGCATGCAGCGAATGTCGCAGCAGTTGCGAACTACCGCGCGAGTGGTGTCGTTGTTGGCGTCCGGGTCTTCGACGGCGACTACGACGCCGAGTGCATCGCGATGAACGGCCGGACGTTCACCCTCGACCAGACACCGCCGACCTTGCAGCACCCTCGTTGCCTGCGGGCGTTCGCGCCGATCACCGACGTCAGCGAGTTAGTGAGGTCAGCGTGAGGGCTCGGTAGGTGGCTGGTACCCACCTACCGAGCAGAGCATCACGGAGAACCCTGGAAGGAAACCCCATGACGGCCAGGAGAATAGCCTGCAACGCCCTGCTGGTGCTGTGCATTGTGTGGCTGGCGCTGCTCCCGAAGGGGACAGCGGCGCAGAGCGGCGCTATCTCGTGTATCCCCGTCATGACCGTGGACGGCGGTCGCGTGACCTTCGCCTGCCCCACCGAGACAGCAACGTCAACACCCGTAGCCTCTACGGCGACGGCCACCAACACCAGCACGCTCACCCCGTCGCCGTCGCCATTGCCGACGAATACGGCGGTATCGTCCCCGACCGATACCGCAACTCCTGAGCCCACCGATACCCCGGCGCCGGCTACCCCGACCGACACGCCAGAGCCGACGAATACGCCGGTGCCACCAACCAGCACCCCACTCCCCACGGCGACGGGTGTACCGCCGACCTCCACCCCCGCACCTCAAGCGCTGAGCGTCCTGCTCCGTCGTCATGATTACGCCTGGACGGAGCTTCAGCGCGGCATTGCTGATGGCCCCGGTGGCCCGACGATGTACCGCCCACGACAGTTCGTCAACGGCCTCCAGATCACGGACGATAGCTGGGGCACGTTCACGGTATCGAACGCTGGTCCGTACGCTGGCTGGGACATCTGGAAGGGCGCGAACAGGAACAACTGGCGTAGCCCGTCCACCAACCAGCAGTGGGCACGCTTCACCCTTCAGCGCCCGGCCACGGTCGGCCTGGTGTGGAGAGGCAAGGGCAGCAACCCGCCGGCATGGCTCACACAGCAGGGCTGGACGGAGGGTGCACAGATTGCGACCACGGGCGCCTCTGGCAACCAGTCTGGCTCACACCGGGTCTTCACGAAGCAGATGCCGGTAGGCGAGTTCTGGGTGCCGTGGGTCGGCTATCAGGCAGCCGCCGACAACAACACATGGTGGGTGCTGTTCGGAGAGACGAACGGGACAGCTAGCCCGGCCCCATTCGTCGGCGGCGAGCGTGAGGTACCCGTCCCCAACCAGACCTGCCCGCAGTGGGTCCACGATCAGTACGTGACGCTCGGGCCGGACGGACGCGCCTACGCCACATGGCACCGCGTGATCGACCCCGTCTACTGGTGCAGCTTCACGCATGAGCACGGCGACGACCCGGCATTACTTGGAGTAGCGGACTTCCACCCGACGTTCCACTACGCCGCGACGGCTGACGGCGCCTCGGAGTTCCATCAAGGCTTCAAGGTGCTGGTCTGGGATGACGGCACCAACAACTACACCCACCTGGACGTGATGCACTTCGGCACCAGTAACACCAACAGCGTGTGCAACCGCTTCCACGAGATGCAGCACGCCGGCGCCCGGAACGGCGAACTGCTCTACTACTACCAGTACCAGGGTGATTTCGGGGTCGCCTCGCAGAACAACACCAACGACGTCTTCTACCTTGTCTCGAAGCCGACCTGTCCACAGGGCTCGGGCCCGGCCCCCGGTTCTACCGGCCTACGTCAGATGCCGGTGCAGTCGTCCGACATCAACGGCCCCTCACCCAACCCCGTCTTCTACGAGCCGTGGCGTGAGGACGAACGTGCTATCTGCTCGCTGGCGGGGATGTGCATTCAGGACTTCCACATTAACAACCCCGACCCGATGGTGATCTGCCGTGATCGGCAGTGTGCCGACCCGCCGATCACGACGGGGAAGCCTGGAGCACAGCGGTTCAGCAACCTCCAGCCGGGCAGCCAGATTCGAGCGCCCGCCGACACCCCCGCAGACGGCTATCTGTGGACGGACGCACGAGCCACTCAGCGTGTTGCTGTTGGCACGCTCGGCGCTGTCCGGCAGTTCGTCAAGCAAGGGCTGGTGCTGGCCGTCCGCGAGTTCGTCAATACCGAAGAACTCACGACCGATACCGTCTGGGGGGAGGAGAAGTCAAGGCCGATCCTCGGCAGCCTGCACGGCGCCGTCCGTGACCCCGAGAAGACCGTCCGCTCGCCCAACTAGGGAGGTAGATCATGGCCCTCGACCCGAGCATTACTACCGCTGCCGCGAACGCGGCCTGTGACGCCGTCGTCGACCTGATCGACGCCGGCACCCCGCCCGGCCTGCTCAAGATCTACGCCGGCACCGTTCCCACCAATGCCAACGCCGCGCTGGGCGGCGCGACCCTGCTCGGTACGCTGACGTTCAGTAACCCTGCCTTCGGTGCGGCCTCGGCGGGCGTGGCAACGGCCTCGGCGATCACGTCCGACACCAGCGCCGACGCGACCGGCACGGCGACATTCTTCAGGATCACCAACGCCGCCGGTACGGTCATCATCCAGGGCGAGGTCGGGACATCTGGCGCCGACCTCAACCTGTCGTCGGTCGCCATCACCATCGGCGGCACGATCGCCGTGTCCTCGCTGACGTACACCCAGCAAGGTCTAGCGTAGTGCCATCGCCACCAGTGGCCGGAGCGGCTGGTATCTGGCGAGCGAAGGATCTCGCCGGGCTGGCTGATGGCGACCCCATCTCCACCTGGCCGGACACCAGCGGCAACGGCAAAGACCTGACGGGATCTGGCACGGCACGGCCAACCTACAAGACCAACATCTACAACGGCTGGCCGGTCGTGCGCTTTGACGGAACCGACGATCTCCTGGTCAACGCAGCCTTTACGGCCCTCATCGGTGCGGCAGGATGCTGGGGGTTCGCCACCGTCATCATCACGAACGGTGTTGTTGAACATCGGCTGATCGACCGTACCTCACAGATCGACTGGCGGATGAGAACCGATGCGTCTAATGATGACATCGGCTTCGGGCTCCAGACCTCGGCCGGCTTCACCGTCCTACGAACTCCGACGACCGGGATGAGTTACGGCGTGCCCCAGCGGATCATCTGGGCGTATGACGGTACGAACAACTGGATTCGCCGCGAGGGGACGCAGGAGGCCACGGCTGCGAAGACCGGGACTATCTCCAATGGATCGGGAGATCTAAAGGTCGGGAACGTCTTCAATCACGATCTCCTGGAGTTAGGAATCTACGCCTCTGCCCCAACCGGCAGCAACATCACCGACACCGAAACGTATATGGCCGGCGAGTATGCGGCTGCCACAGCAGCCGGCCCTCCGCCGTTGATTCAGCACGCACTTCGTTTGATCGGGAGGTAACGATATGGGCCGGATGTATACGGTAGCCCTGCAACTGACTGCCTACACGGCCCAGATCGACCTGTTCGACCTGGCGCCGGCCGACGATAAGCCGATCATCCTGCACGCCGTCTATCTCGGCCAGTCTACCGAGCTGGGCGATACGGCTGAGGAGCAGCTCGGCATCCAGTACATCCGTGGGTTTGCCACGGTCGGGTCCGGCGGCTCTGCCCCGACGCCATCGCCGTGCAACCCATCCGACGCAGCCGCCGGCTTCACAGCGAGAACAGGTGATACGACTGTCGCCGTCGTCGGTGGGGGCACGACGACGCACATGCATGCCGACACCTGGAACGTCAGAGGACCGTACGTCTACATCCCAACACCTGAGATGCGGATGCAGTGCAGCCAGGGGCAAACACGCCTCGTGATCCGCCTGACCGGGGCGCCGGCTGACAGCGTCACGATAGCCGGCACGGCGTACGTGGAGGAGCAGGGCTAGACCGTGCCCTACGTCTTTCGTCGCCCGTTCGACTTCGCGGTGTACGCCGCTCGTTGGCTCGCGCCGTCTGCGCCGCCGCCGGGGGTTACTGGCACCGGGGCGGTCGCGATTGCAGGCCCGGTGCTGGCGGCAACTGGCACCTTCACGACAACCGGCAGCGGTGCGGTCGCGATCTCCCCTCCGGCGCTCGCAGGTGCCGGCGCCTTCACGACGACGGGATCGGGCGCGCTGACGATTGGTGCCCCAGTCGTCGCCGGCGCCGGCACCTTCACGACGACGGGCACTGGCGCCATCACCATCGGCGGGCCAGCGGTCAGCGGTTCGGGCTCGGCGTTCGACCCCGGCACCGGCAGCGGCGCTATCAGCATCGGGCCGCCCCAGGTAGCAGGTGCGGGCAGTTTCGCCACCACCGGGGCAGGAGCGGTCAGTATCAGCCCGCCGGTCCTCGACGGCTCGGGCACGTTCGTCGGGCCGGCGAGTGGGACGGGCGTCATCACGATTCCAACGCCCGTTCTGGCCGGGGTGGGAACGCTGATCTACGTCGGCAGTGGAGCCATCACGATCCCTGGCCCGATTGTGCTCGGCTATGAGGCGGTGCCGGCTATTGCGACGAGAGCAGCAGCCGCCGACTCGGCGTACGGTGGAGCTGTCGGCAGCGATGCCGCCTACACTGGCGCTGGCGCTGGAGACCTGGCGCTCGTCGGCGCCACAGCAAGTGATTCGGAGGTCTGATGTCAGCTTACCAGCGGGGTCAGTCGGTCAGGCTCTACTGCTCGTTTGCCGATGCCAACGCAGTCGCGGCCAACCCGACGACCGTTACGTGTGCGGTCGAAGAGCCGGACGGGACAGAGACGACCTACACCACGCCGGTGATCACCAACCCGTCAACCGGCACCTTTCAGTTGATCGTGGTGCCCGACCAGAGCGGGATGTACTCCTACCGCTGGGAAGGCACCACCGGCACCAGCGTTGCCGTCGACGAGGATCAGTTCCACGTGCTCGGGTCGGCCTTCCCGTGAGGCCGCTGGTGTCCGTGTGTACCCCGACCTGGCAGCGGCCGGAGCTGCTGGCCGAGACGATCCGCCATCTTCGGGAGCAGGACTATCCGAATATCGAGCATGTCGTGATCTCGGATGGGCCGGACGATGGGCTGCTGGAGCGGATGCGTTGGCTTAGGAGCCGACCCGTCAAGAAAGCCGGTGATTGGTCCGCTCGCTCAATCCAGCTCGGCCGCAACTGGTCGGGGCTGATGCCGTCGTCGTTCGGGATCGCCCCGCTGCTGGTCGGCTACCTGATGGCTCGCGGCGAGTACGTTGCCAATCTCTCCGACGATGACAGGATGAGCCCAGACTACATCAGCCGCCTAGTTACGTTGCTCGAAGAGACGGGAGCGGACTTCGCCTACAGCAAGGCGCGGTTCTACTGGTACGACCAGCGGCCGGAGGACGGCTACGACATTGGGACCGACCCGCCCCAGCATGGGCAGATCACGAGCATGGTGGCGCGGACATCCTGCTTCTGGCGGTTCGGGATGCCGCGCTGGTCTTCCCACCCGGTTGATTGGTCCCTGGTGCAGGATTGGATCTCGGCCGGTGCGAAGTGGGCATTCCTGCCGGAGGTGCTGTTCTGGCACCGAGCGGACCAGAGAGGCTAGACGTGCTTCCAGTTCTTACGCTGAATCACCGCATACAGCGTGCTGGTATTGATGCCCATCTGGTGCGCCAGCGCCTTGACCGTGATGTTGCCCTCAGCGTGACGGCGTCGCGCCTCGATCACGATGGCTTCGGTCAGTTTCGCTACGGGCGTGGACTCGCCCCGTCGAACGAGGTCAGGTCGCCGCACCATGTAATGTCGCTCGCCGCGCGCGCGACTATCGGGCCGTGTTCTCGAAGAGTGCTGGTCACCCTTAGCCGAGCGCCCCTTGGCGACCATGTCGGCCTGGTTCTGAGCAATCGTCCCAGCGAAGAGATGGTCAGGCCGGACGCAGGCGATGTAGCCACCGTCGCAGCGGTGCAGAACGCAAGGCTTGTCGGCTGGCAGTTCGCCGTAGGTCAGGATGTAGGCGACGACGCTGGCGACGTACGTCCGACTGCGAAAGTGAACCTGCCCCCGTCCGTCAGGATGACGCGATCCTGTCCAGATCCAACAGGGGCCAAGCTCGGGGCAGTGGGCCGGGATCGGGCCGTTCCGATCAACCTTGGCCCAGAACGTCGTTACGCGCTGCTCGGGCGTATACTTGGCTGGCATCGAGATTCCCCCTCGGTGTCGCCCCCGGCCGTTGACGCGGTAGCGGGGGCTTCGTGCGTCAATTATACCAGTTCGCTTCGAGTGGATCAGCCATGAGCGAGATGGGGCGCTGCCGCGACTGTCGCTGGTGGGCCGTGCATGAATATGAGGAGGAACACGGGGATTGTCGTCTGGCTGAGACTGATCCGCCGTCGTTGCTCTGGGCAGAGTTTGAGGGCGCCGTAATCACGCTGGCCGTCTTCGGGTGCGTGCTATTCGAGGCGAAGCCGTGAGAACGCTGGTGCTGGCCTGCCTGCTGGCCGTGCTGTTCCGTCTGGCTGGCCGGCACATCTGGCGCTGGTGGGTCTATGACGGCTACACCCTGCCGCCCGATCTCGTTCGGAGGTCGTCCTAGTGGCGAACGACAAGCTGTTTCTTGTTTGTCGTGGATGCCGGGCTGTCCTGGGCATCTACAAGTATTTCGGCCACGCGGACCCCGCTGCGTACATCTCGGGCGGCGAGCTTGGCGCATTCATCGCTGAGCACCTGTATCACACCGGGCATCACCCGGACGGATTCCATTTGCCAGAGGAGGCCTTCGAGATAACGACCGATCATATCCTGATGAGGGAATCGTGAATGCTGACCTGACGATCGTCATCCCAACGCAGGGCCGGGAGACGCTGCCGACCTGTCTGGCGTCGATGCGCCCGCTTCGGCAGGGCGACGTGCCGGCTCAGATCCTCGTTGTGGCTGATACCCACTCGCCGCTCCTGATGGACGTGCAAGCCCTCTGCCAGGAAGAGCGGGTGACCTACCTTGAACTCGACGCCGGCTGGCACGACTGGGGCTACCCGCAGCTCCAGTATGGCTACGACCTGGCGCTCGGTGACTACGTCATGAACATTGGCGACGACGACGTCTACGAGCCCGGCGCCTTCGAGGTCATCCGAAACGCCATTGACGAGCTGCCGTCTACCCGTCCGCTGCTGTTCCGCGCGCTGATGCATCCGAGCGTCAGCCGCCCGTGCGGTGACCCGCTCCTGCTCTGGCGGTTGCGCGGCCAGATCGTGCGCGGGACGGTCACCGGTCAGAACCTCGTCGCCCCGAACGTGCCCGCGAAGCTCGGTACCTGGGTTGACGACTTCATCCACCTGGAGCAGACCGTCAACGCCTGGGACGGCCTGGTCGAGTGGCGAGACGAGGTTATCGCGAAATGCTACTAGGCGATGCTCGTGAGATTTTCAACCTGGGGCCGGCGGGCGATGGGCACCCTTGCAAGTACTGCTGTTTCATACCCCACCAGGAGGAGTGCCCGTGGCTCAGCATGCCGAAGATCCTCGCGGCGCTGGAGAGTGCGCCCGCTGAGCGCACGCCAGACGGCCACCCCCAGGTCTGGTTATTGTTCAGACCTGAGCCCTTCGCGCCGTGGTCGGACGACGACCGATCGATCCATCTCTGGGTACGCCGTGCCGACGTCTTCACCAGTCGCGTTGTGGCTATCGCGTTCTTGGACAACCTACTGGGCTATCAGGTGACCTGGCAGCCGTACAACGAGGCGTTCCCGGAGCTGTGGATCGGCTGGGCTCGGGGCGACCGCTGGCTCTTGTGTCCGGCGCCTCTTGATCCGCCGGGAGGTCAGCGGTGATCTGGGGTTCGTTCCTCTGCTGGCTCGGGCGCCACCGTCCCTACACGTACTACCAGCATGGAGACGTCCGCTTCCTGGGATGTCAGCGCGACGGCTGTTTCTGGATACGAGAGGTTAGCCGTGACTGAGCGTAAGTTAGTTTCAGTGGTGACCGGAACGTATCAGCGCCTTGAACTCTTGCTCGGCGCCATCGAGAATGTGCGCGCTCAGACCTACCGGCCGCTTGAGCATGTCATTGTCAGCGACGGCCCGGACCATACCCTGGACTTCCTCCTCAACGAGGAAGACGAACACCGCTGGTCTGATGACGGCACCGAAGACTCGCGGTGGGTGCCGATCCGCTATGCCGAGCTGGGTTTCTGGTCGTCGGGCCTGCTCAGCAACAGCATCAGCGCGGCGCCGTTCATGGTCGCGCAGTTATTGGCCCGTGGCGACTATCAGATCACCATGTCGGACGACGAGCGGTTCCTCGACACCGATGCGATTACGAAGCTCGTGGACAGCCTCGAAGCGTATGAAGCGGACTTCGCCTACTCTCGTGCCGAGATCACGTTCGCTTGGGATAACCCGCCGTATGGCATTGGGATCGACCCGCCGGCGAGTGGGCAGATCACGCAGTTTCTCTACAAGCGGGAGATGCTCGACAAGGGCATGCTGTTTCGGACGCACATCGGGAATGCGACCGACTGGGACGCGGTCAGCCGCACGATGGCGAGCGGCGGCCGGTGGGCCTACGTCCCCGAAATCCTGGTGACCCACAAGGCGGATAAGTGATGACGCCGCGACGATGCCTCATCCCGATCGCTCGCCGGCTGCGCCGTCACGACATCGTGCGGTTCTGTCGCTTCACGTACAGCCTCGGCCTTCTGGGCGGCCTGAGAGAGAGGGTGGGAAGCCGTGCCTGACGAGCCGCTGAGCATCTGGGTTGTTCATGCCGGGACCGAGCATATGTGTACGGTCGGCGGGCTGTTTCGCACGCTTGAGGGCGCGCTCAGATACGTGGAGGCCGATTCGGGGGGAGCGGTCAAGCTGCATCGCATGGGATCGACTCACGACAACGAGTGGTATGCCGGTAAAGGGCGAGTGTTCGATCAGTATCGCGACTACGTCGTCACGCGCAAGGCTGTCTCCGATGAGTGAGAAGCTGACCGGCCCGTCCATCCTCGCCCTCGTCGGCCGGCAGCAGACCGGGCCCGACCTCTGGAGAGTTTTACAACCCGTGACCGCACTGGAGAAGCAGGGCTACCCGGCCGGCTGGGATTTCAAGGATGCCGACCTCCTGGGCCTGGTCGCCAGCGTCGCCGAGGCGATCCTGATGCCGCGCATGGAGTGGCCGCCCGAGTACCGCCGAGTCGCAGAGGCGTGGTTCCAGAAGAATCGCCAGGACGGGAAGACCACGATCTACGACGCCGATGACGACATCTTCACGGCCGCCGAGACCCAGCGCCGGGTCGAGCTTGGCTGGATGGAGGGCCGGACCTATGAGCAACTGGAGGCATCGCGCTTCGAGCGGATCTGGGCCATGCAGCAGTGTGATGGGGTCACGGTCAGTACCCAGCGGCTCGCGACCATCGTCCGGAGCTTCACCACGAAGCCCGTCATCGTCGTTCCCAACGCGATCGACCTCGTCTGGTTCAAAGGCGTTGTACGTGCCACCAGGCGCCAGATTCCAGGGCTGACGATTGGCTGGGCCGGCGGCCGGCGCCATGACCGCGACGTCGAGATGATGGCGGAAGCCTGGGGCAGGATCGCCCGGCGCTATCCGGCCGTCCGCTTCGTCGTGCAGGGGCATGTCCCGCCGGTCATCCTGGAGAACGTCGACCGCGACCGACTCGCGATCCTGCCGTGGATGCGGCTACAGGAGTACCCCTATGGCATCCGACAAATCGATCTTGGATGTTGTGCAGTTGCCGACACACCTTTCAATCGTCCTAAGTCGAACATCAAAGCGATGGAATACGCAGGGGCCGGCGCTGCTGTCGTGGCTAGTCCTACCCTGTACGGGGGGCTCGTCGACCACGGTTACTCTGGCTTCATCGCAGAGTCGGTAGGCGAATGGGAAGACGCGCTATCCCAGCTCGTCGAGTCGAACGCCCTACGGCGGATGATGGCGACGCGACTGCTCCGGACGGTCGAGAAGCGGCACAGCCTGGCCGGCAACCTCTGGCGCTGGCCGGCGGCCTGGTCGGCGATTCAGGAATCCGCGAATGAGCGGCGGATCATCCTCGGCACCGGGGCGAAGGACGTGCGACGTGGCGTCATCCTGGCGTGAGCCGGCGCCGGCCTCGAAGATGGTCGAGGTCCGGTGCCGCGACTGCGGCCGGTTGATCTGCAAGATCGACACGGAGCGCGCCCGCGTCGAGGCCGTCTGCCCGGATCGCCGCTGCAAGCGATACCAGATCCAGCAATTGCAAAAGAGGCAGTCATAGCGTAGAGTAGTAGGCAAGCGAATACGAACGGGCCGACGAGCCCCCAGCCACGCGCGCACGACGCAGCGGGAAGGGGGCTCTATCCATGCCGCTCGAATACAAGAGCATCCCGTTCGAGGTCAAGGAAGTCGTCAGCGTCGAGTCGGGCGGCTGGGAGATCGCCGGCTACGCCAGCACCTTCGGCGGCGAGCCCGACTCCTACGGCGACATCATCGCGGCCGGTGCCTTCACCGAGTCGATTGCCACGCGGCCGACGAAGTTTCTCTATGAGCACTTCGAGCCGATCGGCAAGCAACTCGAAATCCGGGAAGACGAGCACGGACTGTTCGGTCGCTGGTCTATCGTCAACACCCGGACCGGCGAGGACGCCTACAAACTGGCGAAGGCCGGCGTCCTCGACTCCCTGAGCATCGGCTACTTCACGCAGGATGCCGACTACGATAAGGACGGCGTCCGCATCCTGCGGAAGATCGACCTGTACGAGGTGTCGGCCGTCGCCATCCCGGCGAATAAGTCGGCCGTTATCACCGGCGTCAAATCCCGTCCCTTCGAGATCCACTCAGCGGATGTGCAGGTTGCGCTCCGCGAGTATCTGACGCGCTGTAAGGCCGGGTTGGCCCAGCGCCAGAAGGACGGCCGCGAACTGTCTACCGCACGCCGAGACCAGATGGCTGCCATGAGCGGGTCGCTCCGAAGTGCAGCCGATGAGGTCGACGCGCTGCTCGTGCCGCCTGCCCCGCCCGAGGTCATCAACGTCGGCGCGGAGCTACGCCGTCGGCGCTACCAGAGCGCCGGCCTAACGGAGCGACCCGCATGAGTTCACCAGTAGCCGACCACGCCCTGACCGTCGAGAAGGTCAGGAACATGAGCCTTAGCGAGTGCATGGCCGAGAGCCGCACCCGTTACGAGAAGTGTGCCTCCATCGAGGCGAAGCACCCGAACGGTGTCACCCCTGACGCCGCCGAGGATTTCGCCGAGGTCAAGCGACTGCTGACCGAGGTTGACCTGATCGAGACCCGTACCGCCGAGCTTGAGGACGCCGGCAACCGTACCCGCCGGATCGCTGAGAACACCAAGCGCCTCGGCAAGCCCGCCGAGCGCCACGAGCAGCCAGCCGGCGGCGACGCAAAGAACATCCTGACGATGTTCGGCTCTCAGTTCATCGAGGATCAGCAGTACAAGAGCGTCGTTGAGTCGGGCGTCCTGAACAACGGGATGGCGCGGCCTGAGTTCGGCATCAACCTCAAAGGCTCGATGCTCGACTACATGACGCACAAGGCGCTGGTCTACAGCGCCTCCGGTCAGGGCGGCAACCTGATTACGAACGATCGGCTGCCAGGCTTCCGCGAGATCCTTCAGCGGCAGTTGACCATCCTCGATCTGATCCCAACCGCGCAGACCACATCGAACACCATCGAGTACGTGAAGGAAAAGACCTTCACGAACAACGCCGCCGAGGTCGCCGAGGCGACGGCCACCACCGGCACCACCGGCACCAAGCCCGAGTCGGTGCTCAACTTCGAGCTGGCGACCTCGCCCGTCCAGACCATCGCCCACTGGATTCCGGTCACGAATCAGATGCTCGCCGATGCGCCGCAGATTCGGGGCATCATCGACAACCGTCTGATCTACGGCCTCAACCAGCGCCTTGAAACCGAGATCCTGGGCGGCAACGGCACTCCGCCGAACCTGCTCGGCATCCTGAACACGCCGCTCATTCAGACGCTCGGCCTCGCTGCTGGAGCCACCTACGGCGGGCAGGCATCTGTTGTGGACGCCGCGTTCGCCGCGATGGTGCAGATTCAGGTCACCGGCCTGGCGAATCCCAACGGGTTCGTGTTCAACCCAGTCGACTGGGCAGCCGTCCGTCTGATGCGCGAGTCTGCTGTCACCGGCAACGTCAACCCTGGCGGCTACCTGTACGGCCCTCCGAGCGTGGCCGGCCCGATGACGCTCTGGGGTCGCCCGGTCGTCGAGGCGGTCGGCATGACGCTGAACACGATGCTCTGCGCCGACTTCCAGCTCGGGTGCATGTTGTTCGATCGCGAGCAAGCGGCTATCCGGGTCGGCACGATCAACGACCAGATGATCCGCAACATGCAGACGATCCTGGCGGAGTTGAGAGCTGCGTTCGTCGTCTTCCGTCCGACTGCTTTCGCGCAGGTAACGGGAGTCTAGTCAGGTGACGACGTACCGAGTGGGAACTGAGGGCGCAGTCGTCTTCAACGAGGACGGCGAGGCCATCGCGAATCTCCGGCCCGGCTACGTCGTCGTTCCTGGATCGCTCAAGGAGCCGGGCTCGCTTGCGGATCAGCACCGCAAGCGGGTCCGCAACTACGCCGACAAGGTCATCCGTCCAGCCGAGGACAAGAGCCGATGACTGCCTACACCGATGCCAATAAGATCGCCCTGTACCTGGGCGTCACGCTGACCGGTGCCCAGCAGAATCAAGCCGGCGTTGCCGCTCAGGCGGCATCCGACTGGATCGACGTCTTCAAGGCGCGATCGTGGCAGGCAGCGACACCAGTGACCGCTGAGGAGCACGCGATCCTGGGTGACCGCGTCTTCCTCGCCGCCCGTCCGGTCCTGACCATCACCAGCGTCAGCACCAGAGCGCCGATCTACGTCGGCGGCTCATGGACGACGCTATCCGCCGGTCAGTACGAGCTGCTGAACGCCGCGAACGGCGAACTGCTGATTCAGGGATGGGGACCAGGCAGAGCCCGGGTGACCTACACCCATGCCACGGTGCCTCCAGCGCAGATCGCCTTTGCCGCGACCATGATCGCCGCGTCGCTGCTCGGCCCGACCATCCGCCCGAACACGAGTGGGCTGGAGTCGGTCGCGGTAGGCCAGAACGACGTCTCCGTCAAGTTCTCGGTTGACTACGGCAGCGTGCCCACTGAGGCGCTGTCGCTGCTCGGCGCTCGCGGCGTGGTGGTGGCATGAAAAATCCCGCCGGTGGCCCCGTCGTGTGCTGCCACCTTCACCGATATCCTCCGCGCCCTTCATTGCACTTGGGGCGCGGCCCTTACGGGTTTATCCGTCACTTTCGGGCGACGGTGCGGGCGTCTGAACTGTAGCAGGTAGGAGGAAACGTGCAGGTCATCATCAGCAACGAGAAGACCGGCGAGCAGTACGAGATCGACTCGGCCGACTTCCGCCGTGGCAAGCACTACCAGCAGCCCGACGGCGAGATGGTCAGCTTTGAGGAAGCCGGCTTCAAGGTGATCAGCCTGCCGAACGGCGAGCCGTACACCGGGCCGCTCAACGACCCGCCGAAATCCGAGAAGGCTGACTAGCCGTGATTGTCCCCGTCGACTTCCTGCGTGCCTTGAGCAACCAGTTCCTTCCGGATCTGTGCTCAATCCAGCGGTACGTCGAGACCAGCACCGGCGATGGCACGACCCAGACGTGGTCGGACCTGGCTACTGGCGTCGCCTGCCGCGTCTCGCCGCTGGCGTCTGGTTCGACGGAGGCGCTCGGGGCTGATGCCAGCTTGCAGGCGGTCGCGCAGTGGACGATCTGGTTGCAGGCCGGGCAGGACGTGACGGTCAAGGACAGGATCGTCTACGGGGCGCGCGTCTTTGAGGTTGCCAGGGTCGGCGCTCGGAGCTATGAGACGGTACGGGAATGTATCTGTCGTGAGGTCGTGTAGTGCCTGATGTCCGACGTCGTGCTCTCGCCCCAGACCGTCGCCCTGGTGGGCGGCTTGATGTCTGCGTTGGTGCTGGCGATCTCGGCACTCAGTGGGGCAATCGTCTTCCTCTATCGCCAGATTCTTACGGAACGCGACCGACTCCTCACCGAGCGGGACCGGGTGCTGGAGGAGCGAGACGCACGATTGGTGGATCTCTGGCGCGACCTGGAGGAAAAAGAGATCCGGATTACGGCGCTCGAAGCCAGCAACGAGCGGCTACAGAAGCTCGCTACCGACGCGACCGAAGGCTGGAAGGAATCCGTTGTGCTCTCGCGAGTGAGTCCGACCTGATGTGTCGGCCGACCGATGCGCTGCGCCACATCCTCGGTATCCGCGACTACGCACCCGGGCCGCACCCGCATGCCAGGGTCAGGAAACCGACATGGCATGGCGCACGATCCACGAACGGTCATGCTCCGGGGCTCGACGTGATCCCCGATCCGGCCGTCGCACGGCTGGCC